GCAAAGAAAAATTTAAAGCAGACATTAGAAAACTTCGAGCACGAAAGAGATATTTATGTTTGGCAAAAAAGCTTAGATGATATGGTAAATGCCGTAATTGGCGGTAAAATCATCAAAGATAAAATTTATCAGGTGGCTCAAGTAGGGGAGTTAAAGCAAAGTATCAAGAAAAATCTAAAAATCATCGACGTAGAGCCCAAAGCATCCAGTATAGCCGTTTATCAAAACACCATCTCGCACATCACGAGAGATAGCAAGCCGAAGGGAAAAGAGCCCAATATCGATGAAATAAAAGCCGTAGTAGGCGTATTTGACGAAGCTAAACGCGTATTTTACGATAAAAAGGACAATGTTTTACTATATTTTTATAATAGCCTACAAAACGATAACATGGTAAATTACGCCGTCATCCGCCTAGACTATACGCTTAAAAAATTTAAAACCGATAATTTTATAGCGACTATTACGAGGATACCCATAGAAAATTATAAAGCTATTTTGAAAGATAAAAAAAGATATATAAAGATAAAGTAGATAAGGCCGGGCATCGAACCCAAGTCATATACAGCTTGCTTTTGCAACTGGAACCCTGCCAAATCTGGGCCATCTCTTATCTACTTTGTGTAATTATACCACATTTTAAGGGGACAAACGCAATGATAGAAGTTAAAGGCCTAGAAGAGCTGCAAATGAAGCTAAAATCTCTGCAAAATATCGAGAAAAAAACCAAGCCGCTAATGCAAACGCTAGGCAATATCTTACAAAACGAAATAGAAGCTAGTTTTGAGAACGAGAGCAGTCCGTTCGGACAAAAATGGCAGGCCTTGAAACCTAGTACGATTAGGCAAAAACAAAAACTAGGAAAATCATCTAATATTTTAAGATCGGACGGAAATTTAGCGGATAAATGGATAGTTAAAGCAGACGATAAAAAAGCCACGGTATCTAATAATACGAATAAAAACGGCTTTGTTTACGGGTTAGTTCATCAATTCGGCACCAATAAGGCGGGACGAAGTAAAAACGTAAGAATCGCGGCTCGCCCGTTTTTGCCAGTGGATAAAAGTGGACATTTGCCAAATAGGACAAAGCAGGCTATCGAAGATGCAACGATAGAATTTATAATCAACAAGTTAAAGTAAGTATATCCGTCAAATTATCTTTAAAATCTTTGAGTGTCTTGATGATAGAATTTGCAGCTCCTATTTTTGCATATATCCACTTTATTTTTTCTAGTATCCGTGGATCTTTTATGTTTAAAATAGTTTTACCATATAAAAAGAATTTGCCTATAAAAAGAGTATGAAGTTTATCAATCGCTCTATTAGAGCCAATTATCTTACTTTCTTCCTTTGCCTCTTTCACGATAAGGCAAAGTTGTTTTAAAGTCTCTTTTTGTTCTTCATTGATGTCTGCATCTTGTATTTCACTTTCAAACTCTACGACAATATCAACTATCTCATCAATATTTACTTCGTTTTGGAATTTATTTTTATCTTTGTAATGCGAGAATATAGATTTAATAAGCTTTTCTTGCGTTAAATTTAACGTATTTCTAAAAAGTATCATTTCTCTTTTTGCATTCAGGGTAGATATGATCTGTAACACATCTGTTAGAGTATCATCCGCAGCTCCTATTTCTTTTAATACATATTTGCAATGCTCACAAAGCAAATTACGCTTTTTAAGTAGCTTTAATTCATCATATTCGTTGAATGCTTCTTTTAAAATTTGCTCAAGAGATGCGCCACCATCTTTTCGCGCCAGCTCACAAAGCTTGATTAATATCTCTTCTGCTGCCATTTTCCGCCCACTTTATAAGAGTTTCTACCTCATCCATCTTTATCTTTAAGGCTTTTACACATACACTAAATGACTTACCTGGTAATATATCGCTTTGGCTTAAATTTAAGATAGATTGCTTTATTATATCAATACTTTCATCGATCGTTCTTAAATTTTCGTATATTTCTTTTTGCATTTTCATCCTTTCTTATTGTTCGCATTCAAACAAACTCGGCTCTCTAACTTCTTTTGTGATGCTGCTTATAGTGTTGTAGCTTAGATTATGAACTTGGGCTAGTTCTCTTATAACTACGGAGCTATTCTTGCCTGCTCTTATGCCTTCATCGTATTGTCTTAGTATGTCCTGATTTCTAAATGTCGCCTTGTAGCTTGGTACATAGATACTAGCTCCACCATATTCTTTGATGATCTCGCTTATATCGGAGCTTTCCTTGACCTTATTATAAAATTCAACGAATAGATCGAAGTTATTTATCATTTGTAGTATTTGTCTTTCATTTGAATAAGGGCTTGCACGACGTCGGCAGCATCAGTCCTTGACAAAAATTTAAGATGCAAAGGCCTGATTTTAACTATCCTAAAAATGAACTCTCTTAGAGCCATACCCGTTTTTACGTTGGCTATCTCTTCCCAGATACCGGCAATAGTTTCAAGTTGTTTTTTAGTGGCGTATAGGCTTCCTTTAGCGGGCGTTAGATCTTCGCCGGCTATAAAAGAAGGACTAGACGTTTTGTGTGCTTTGGTTTTGCGGGTTGCTTTGCTTTTTCGCGCAGGTCTTTTAAAATTTGTGCCTTTATGGGGTTTATATCCCACGACTTCTAGCACGCTTCTAAGCTCTTCAACGCTTAGTTGCGTCAAGCTATCTTTGCCAAATTGCGCCCGTAAATACACCTTCCTACACTCGTCATCCACGAAATAGTTGTGCTTTAACGTTTGTATCATCTTGATATAGTACTTTTTAAGCTCGCTCGTATTCATCTTAAACCGCCAAATTTAAGGTATTTTCCCTTATAGTTGTAATAGTTGTATCGGTTGTAGTCTCCGCTTTACAACTATATATCACGCTCTTGCCAGCCTTGCGACTAAACCATAGCTTGCCGTCGAATTTATCGAGGCAATCCCTAGCCGTTCTATCGTCTTTTTCGTAGTTCATAGCGTTTAGCAGCTCGGTCTTGTTTAGATCTCCGCCGGCTAGTATCTTTTGCGCTAGAGTAGTAAAATTTAGCTCGTATTCGCTCATTCTAGCTACCTCCACATCAAGCTCGTTTAATTCTAAATTTAGCGTTTTTACGCAAAAACCGCTATCTTTTACTCCGGCTCTTTCTTTGGCTACTTCAAGTAAGAAATTTAACTCGTTTTCCTTGCTAGGGCGTTTTAATAGATGATACATAACGTCGAGAGAATTTCTTATATGGTTGCTGCCTTGATAGTTTTTACCGTCTTTGTTAGAGTGGTGCAGGATGATCACGGTAGCTCCCGCTTCGCGTAAATTCTTAAGCGCGCCAAATAGTCTATTTATACGGTTATCGTTGTTAATGTCTACGAAATCACGCAAACTATCTAGTATAAAAACGCAATCTTTATAAGCTTTACCTACGGCGTTTTCTTCTAGCTTTAGAACAAGTTCAAATCCGCAAAGCTCTAAAGTAGAGCGCTGGATATAATTCATATTCTCGTAGCTTTCTATAAGTAGCCTATCTACGCCGCGCTGTTTGAGTACGCCTACGGGGTTGTCGTAGTCTATAAAAAACACCCTTTGACCCTCTTTGCAAAGTTTTTTAGCTAGAGCAAAGGCCATATAGCTTTTGCCCGTGCCGCCGTCCGCGTAGATCAGTGTGATTAGCTGCTTTACTAAAAAGCCCTCTATCAAAAACTCGACCTTTTCGTTGAAACTATCCTTGGTTAGGCTAGAACTTTTTAAAAACTCGAAAATTTCGCTCATTATAATCCTTTTTTCCACAGCTC